CCTTTATATCCAATTCAAAATAATAAAAAAAATAAAAACTTGATTTTTTTTATTGTAAACAATATTCTTCAAAAAACACACTAAAACAACACACACAAAACAACACACAAAACAACACAAGATGCCTGCCCCAACGCTCACCACCGTGATGACATACGTCATGACAATCGCCTTTACGCAACCGCAGTCGCTGGGATACTTTGTCTTCCAGGTTATGCCCCTCAAGAAGTGGGTGAAACACAACGGTGGATTCAAAGGCCATTCCAACCCGAGACATCCACGCCTTAAGCCGTCCTACCTGAAGGTGCTGGTAGAAAAAGCAGATGCTGATCTCGGAGGAGAACGATGGTTGGATTCCCGAGTCATCTGCTTCGGAACGGCAGTCAACGCGCTGTACAAGAAGAACCGCTTGATCTGCCTAAAACTCATTGCGAGAAACATGGCAAAGAAAAGTGTATCACTGGCCTAGTAAAAAAAAAGGATCTGAAGTTCGCGAATCGCAAAAAAAAAAGAAAGGACGTATCTAATCATTCAAATTATGACGACAAATAGGACATGAATATTTCATATTGTGTTTAAAAGTATATTTTTTGAATGAGCGAAAACATTTTAAATGAAATGTATGATAACATGGAGTAATCATGATATTTTTTATATTGGGCATTGAGTTTAAACAAATTGAACAAGTGGTGTTTGAATCTTTTGTTGTATTTGTTAAAACTGTACATTCTTTTTGAATTTTCGCTCGAATTAGCATTATCAGTGCTTTTGAATTTTTATGTTGAATTGCAATATCAATTGGTAAAAATCCATCAACATTTTTTTGATCAGGATTTGCCTTGTGAAATAATAAAAGACGCAAGCATTGATTACTTTTATAAATAATTGCATCATGAATTGCGTTAGACCAATGTATTTTATTTTTATGTCGAACGCCATATTCACGATTGATGTCATAAACTGGATTGTTTTGTAAAAGTGTTTTTAGCTCCTTTACATTTTTTGTCCGAATTAATTGATGTAACATAAAATAATGTGCTTGAATTGCTGTACTAACTTTTGTGATATTTTTAGTGGATTGGTTGTTTCCCATTTTTTAACACAATTAAATTAATTAATTTGCCAATTTTATCAAATTATTTAATTCAAATTTATTTCATTTTACAAATTTATTTCATTTTACAAATTTACAAATTTGCAAATTACAAATTTTTTATTGAAAAATATTCAGTGGTACTAAACGCTTCAGGCTCTCCTGTAGTTGTCTCAGTGGTTGTTTCTGTAGTTCCAGGTTCGGTAGTTCCAGGTTCAGTAGTTCCAGGTTCAGTAGTAGTGGTAGGTTCTGTTGTGGTAGTTTCAGGTTCGGCAGTTGATGAAGAACTAGAGGTATTTTGAATGACGATTGTTTGTGGTTTTTGATATTTTGGTTGTCGTAATGGTGGTTGACCAACTAAAAGAACAGTTGGATTTTTTTTGTTGGTTGTTTCTTTATTATTTTTGGATGAATCTTGGTTTGATTTATTTTGGTATAAAATATAAACAATACCAATCAATAAAGAAACTGTTACAAATGCAATTAACCTTCCTTCGTTTTTCATGTTTTTATTATAATGATAAGAATAAAAAATTGATCTTGAAAAATATTTAAACATTAATTAAAACATAAACTCAATGCAAATGAAAATAATTTCATGGAATGTAAATGGACTTCGCTCTAATATTGTCGACTCAAATACTGCTAAATATAAATTTCCACGAACAATTGAGACGGATAGTGCTTTAAATAAAATTATTACCGTGTATAATCCAGATATCATTTGTTTCCAAGAAACTCGTTTGGGACCTGATTTATATCATTTATTTGAATCGTCCAATATTAAATCACATTTTCCCCATCAATACTGGTCTTCTTCTCAAGGTGAAAAAGGTCGAAGTGGAAATCGCTATTCAGGCACTTCTATATGGTCTAAACACAAAGCAGACAAAGTTACTTATGATTTTGTAGAATTAGGTGACAAAGAAGGACGATTTATTCAAATTAGTTTTCCAAACCTGATTTTAATAACAACTTATACTCCAAATACTGGAAGTAATTGGGATTATCGTTTGAAACATTGGGAGCCAAAAATTCGTGCTTATTTAAAAAAAATGAAAGACACACATGACAAACCAATTGTATATTGTGGAGATTACAACATTGCGCAAAAAAAAGATATTTGGTTTGGGGATTTATTGGAACGCCGTCACCAATTGGAACAGGATGTTGTCACTAAAAAAATATTAATGAAAAAAATTAAGAGTCATGCTCCATATCATGATGGAAAAAAAATGTTGTGTGGATATTCAGTCGAAGAACGTGATGCATTTAAAAAATTATTGGAGGAAAATAATTTTGTAGATTGTTTTAGATTATTAAATCCAAGTGTGGTGGATCAATTTACATGGTATAATATACGAATTAAAAATTCATTTAATTATAATATTGGATGGTTGATTGATCGATTTATTGTCCAAGACGAACATAAACATCGAATTAAAGATTGTAAAATTCTAAAAGAAATTGGAATTCGAAACGAGCAAAATACATTTATTTCAGACCACCTACCAATTTTTCTTCATTTAGAATTGCCCTCGCTGCCATTACCAAATCCACTGGATCAATAATCTAAGCAAATCATCAAATAGAAAATTGAGAAACCAAATGGAAAAACCAATTGAGAAACCAAATGGAAAAAAAAATATTTTTTATTTTGTTCATCTTCCTGTTGCTACACTAAATGAAATTTATCGCTGGCTGGTCGGCCGACAATATGTTTCAACCTCCTATTAACCTCATGTTAAATTCCACCACTACTTGACACAAACCTCCTCTTTTAACCACATTTTATCTTCATGTAATATATACTAGTATGACTGATATCCGAATGAGGTTATGGTCGCAATTTATTCTTTTTTGAAAATGGCAAATCATCTGCCTCGACGAGCATCCGAAGGATGTGAGGAGATATGCCCTTGGGCATTGGAAGTGAGCATTTGCTCTCTTCGGCCACTTGTGGCCATTCATAAATTTAAAACAATTTTTCATCACCAATGGAAAAATAATTGGATCAATGAAATAAAATTTCTATATAAAACAATGATCATCGTTTATGTATACCCTTGAATCTTATTTTTAGAAAACAAGAAAGATTTCTTTCAAGAAGTTCGTTATTGGTCATCCTATTGCGCTTAGTTCTTCGGAATTATGGGTTAGACAATATCGGAGTAAATGACTAACATCTTGAAAGGAATTTGGAATGTTTCACACCATCATATCAGTGATGAAAAAATGATTCTTATATTGAGCAATTGGCCCGGTTGAATACGAAAATCATTTGGAAATCATAAAGATTTGGCATCCTATTGCGCTTGGTTCTTCCGAATCATGGGTCAGACAATATCGGAACTAAATTACAAATGTAATGATTGTGTTTTTTGTGTTTTTAGTTCTTCTTGAATTTTCACCAAATTTTTATTTTTTTCTTTGTTTATTTTTTCTTTGTTTATAAGTAAAATATGAATCAATATTTATCTGAAATTGTTTATGGAGGTGTCGATGGTCTTATTACCACTTTTGCTATTATTGCTGGTTCATCTGGAGCGAATTTTAATAAAAAAGTTATTCTTGTATTGGGAATTTCATCTATCTTAGCCGATGGCTTCAGTATGGGTGTTTCTAGTTATTTAGCTGAAAAAGTACGAACAATTGGATCCATTAAATCACCTATTAGTGTTGGTTTTATGACATTTTTATCTTTTGTATTAATGGGTTTAATGCCTCTACTCCCATTTTTAATAAATTTGTTCCAAAAAAAACAAATGGCAAACCAAACAGATAACCAAACAGATAACCAATCTAAAACAAACATTTTTACCCATCAACCAATGTTTTATTCAACCATCATCATGTGTATCCTATTGTTTTGTCTTGGACTAATTCGCGGTATTAAATACGCATTTGAAACCTTGATAATTGGAGGAATTGCAGCTGGGATTTCGTATTATGTTGCCAAAAAATTAAGTGAATTGCCCATTAAAGAGTAAACCAATAAGACCAATAAGACCAATAAGACCAATAAGACCAATAATTTGAAATTAAAAAAAATAATTTCAAATTATTCAACTGTGACAACTTTTGCCAAATTTCGTGGATAATCTGGATTGATATTTTTACTAATGGATAAATAAAAAGATAAAAATTGCAATGGAATAATTGCCACTAAACTATTCAATGTCGATTCCATATTTAAAACCAACACATTTTCACGCTCATCCATCATTGAAGGTTTATCGGTAACCGTGAAAATTTCCGCACCACGACATTTAATTTCATTATAGACATTTTCCATTTTATTCCTGTTTTTATCACCAATGTCAATCAGAATAACTGGAAATCCTTTTTCCAATAAACCAAATGGTCCATGTTTTAAAGAACTGGCTGGATAATCTTCAGCGTGAATGTACGAAATCTCTTTAATTTTAAGCGCTGCTTCTCGAGCGATAGAATAACATTCATCTTTTCCAAGTATAAAAATACTTTTTTTTGTACGTAATTTTTGACACCATTTTTTCATTAATTCACGAGACAATTCAAGAGTATTTTCCACACTGATATGTATTTGCTTGATAGAATGAAATAAGTTACAACTGTCATTTTGCTTTTGCTTTTGATTTGTATTTTGATTTTGATTTTGATTTTGATTGGTTTTAAAATGTAATTTTGAAAACCAAATGCATATTAATAAAAGTACAATGGATTGAGATGTAAAAGATTTTGTTGAAGCAACACCCACCTCTCTCCCAGCATTAATGTAACAACCACAATCTGTCTCTCGCGCAATGTGGGAATCCACTACATTAACTACCCCAATCGTCATGACATCACATTGTTTACAAATAGATAAACATCTAATCAAATCTTGTGTTTCCCCGGACTGAGATAAAAAAATACATGCTGATTTACCAACATTGGGTATATCATTTTGGCAAAAATCCGCTCCATCATAAACCATTACGATATTAAAATTACAAAATTGCTTAAAATAATATGATGCAAAATGTGCGGCGTTAAAAGATGTACCACATCCTAAAAATATGAGATTATCTATCTTACATAAGCCATTTATTTCACGTTCAAGACCACCCAATTTTACATCTGTTTTGATTCTTCCACCCATACCAATTGCTCGTAGTGACGATTTAGTTTGCTCTTCAATTTCTTTTAAAGTCCAATAAATAAATTCACCAGGAGTATTATCTTCGTCAAATAAAATATTATGTTTTTTTTTAAACATTTTATCATGAAACAAACACATGCGATCGATTTCACTAAAGTTGTATTCAATTTCAGTATTATCCATCATATTTTGTGTAAGTGTAGAGCAAAAAGTCATATATTCTGAATTGTTATGAATTAACTTTTTATCTGAAAAAAACGATACTCGATTTTGCTGGTCATATTCCACTGAACAAATATCATTGTTGTCAATAATAATGTATTCTTCCATTGGTAACGAAAATCCACTTCGCTCTGACGTAATAACGGCATATGTTTTTTCCGAATTGATTCCCAATAATAATGGACTTCCTTTTCGCGTAAAATATATTTTTCGACTATTTTTTTCTAAAATAACCAGTCCCCATGTACCTTCCATCACAGAAATGGATTTTTTAATGGAAATCATGATGTTATCTTTTTTTCGATAATAACTAATTAAATTACAAATGACTTCAGTGTCCGTTTCCGTTTTAAACTCAAATCCTTTTTCAATTAAAAAATCTCGAATTTCACGGTAATTTTCAATAATACCATTATGAATCAAACAAATATTTCCATTATTACTAAGATGTGGATGACAATTTATTTTATTTATTTGACCATGTGTGGCCCATCTCGTATGCCCAATACCAATGTGATATGATTTTTGTTGCTGTTGTTGTTGTTGGTTTATAATTTTATTTGTTTTAGTTTGTAATTGTTGAATCGCGGAACTGTGTTTTTTTGACACAAATTTAAAAATATCAAACGAACTGAAATCAAAAAGACCGATTCCCACAGAATCATATCCCCTATTTTGTAAATTTTGCAAACTATTGAGAACTATTTGAATTGTTTTATCAGTTGGTCCTAAAAATCCTATAATACCACACATTAATTTAATTTATCATTAGAAATAAAAGAAAAATTCCAATATTTTAAAAAAAAAAAATTTTAACTTGTGAAAAAAAATGTTTTATGTTTTAGGAAAACCAATTGGTGGAATTTCTTTGGTTTTTGAATAAGTTTCCAATTGCAATAACGTAAACGGAATTCGAGTTCGACATATCGCACATGCCCGCTGGCGAAATTTGATTTGATTGATCATACATTCCACACATACAAAATGTAGACAATCCGGTGGCTTAATCATTTTTCCAGGTATTTGGGAAATTTTAATTGAACCATAACAAATTGGACAAGTGATTTTATTTAATTTACTCATTTTATTGGCTGGAATAATTGAACCAACAATACACAACAATACACAACAACTGACAATTTATCTTGACTGGTTTCAACTATTTAATCGTGAATCATATTGATCATTCATAATAAAAAAATCAAATTTTTATTTTTATTTTATCACTCATGCTAATTTAAAATTATGTCATTGATCTTAAAAATTTGATTTTTAAAATTATTTTTTGTCCTCCAGTTATTATCACTGTCAAATGAGATCTTTGTCTTATAAAATTTATCTTAAATTACAAGATAACTGTAAACACAATTATAAGATATCAATTCAAAAATTAGAAACTCTTTTGACACCACTGTTAAATATAGATAAAAGTTGTAATGTAGTTTTTCACACTGCTCTTCTTACTAACAACAATGACAACAACAATGACAACAACAATGACAATGATTGTTTCGCAAAACAAATCACTCTTTCAAAAATTAATTTGGAAATTCAACTAAATATTCTTGTTCAAAAGGAATTTTATCAACCTTTATTTCAGGATGGATACCCAATTAGTTTTTCAGTAAAAAACAAAAAACAACAAGACCAATTTGTAGATGGTTTCATTATCCCTTCTCAACAACAGTTTAAAAATAAAAACAATTTAATGACCATTTACTATTACTTATTACCCAAAAAAAACTTATTTTTGGTTCTTGGTTGTCAAAATCCATTTAGACAATATGTATTTCCGTCTGATTTTTGCCAACAATCACATACTTTAAACAAAATTCTTTATGCAAAAACAAATCAAACAAATTTATCCATATGCCACACACAATATTTTTTTAGAGAAGAATTGGAAATATTACATAGTATGCAAATTGATTTTCGTCATGAAAATAATATTGATAACAAAATTTTAGTAATTGTAGAGAATGAGAGACAACATGAAAATAAAAAAGAAAAATTACAAAATTATAAAAAAATATATCAACAATTTCATTTTAAACTATTTCCCAAACAAACAGAAAAACACAACACGCAAAAACACTCTCAATCAATACGGTTATTAAATGAAATGCAATGTCAAACATTAAACCAATTCAATTATTTGGGAAATCAATTTTTAAAATTACATGTTGACTTCACTGTAGATAATTATGATAATTTAGTTTTTAATAATGTTTCACTTGACCAACAACAATCTATATTTAATACAATACAAATGAAAACACCACAATTGCAATCCATATTAAGCAAAGATTATGACCATATAAAAAAACCAGTGGTAAAAAAATCAATAATTGGATTTGTGGTGTACGACTTTGTATATCAATTTCATGATTGTGATTCTTGTAAAAAAGAAATGTATTGGGATCGATGGGAAAATCCTTGTGACAATTTAGATTATTTCATGTTTCGACATGGCCCATCTGATTTGGATATTTGTTTAAAATGTCTCAATCATATGTACATAGTTTATAATAATCCTTATAATAAACTTGATAAAAATTTTCAAACAAATTATTTTAAACGATATGGGTTATTAAATAAATCAAAACATCAACCAAATATTTATAAATTAGTTTCCACAACTTTATTTAACAAATTTCAATCACCATTGGTTTTTATATCAAATAATAAAACGAATCAAACAACCATGACAATTGAAAATATTGATTTTCACTATTTGGATATTTATGGAAACCAAATAAAGATAAATCAATTCAAACAAAAACCATTGAAACTCAGAAAATACAACTTTTTACAAATTTTATCTGATTTATTTAGAGTCTCGGCAAAACAAATTGTTGAAGATAGAGGTGGAAAGCCTTTTTTGATTCAGATAGAACAACATAAGAAAGGTCATGTCATCGTAGATTTAAATGCTTACTTACTTGAAAAAATATCGTCAAAATGGTATTACTGGATTTTTACAAAATGGCATTCCAGCAATGATAACAAACATTTAGATAGATATATATTTATAAAAATTATATTTTATTATATTGGTCATCAAGTTCCTTTTTTATCAAAATAAAACAAATAAAACAAATAAAATATGGAATATTTATTTTATTTTGAGAATAAAATCTTGATGGGTAAATTCTTAAAAAAAAATGCGTCCACGGGGAATCGAACCCCGAGCGCAGGCTTGGAAGGCTTACATGTTACCATTACACCATGAACGCTCTGAATATAATAAATTAAAGTTATACATAAGTAACCAAATTATAAAGCATCTAATGCTGCCTCTCTCATTTCATTTAATTTATTAAATAATTCAGCATTGCCACCTTTGTCGGGATGAAGTATTTTAGATAATTCGCGAAATTTTTTTCCAACATCTCGTTTTGATAAATTTGAAAATACATCTTCATTTACTGTTGTATCGTTAAAAGTAAATCCTCCTGTATCTGTTGATTTTGTTACAGATTCTATATTGAGTTTTTCCCAGTCAACTTGTGACGCTGTATATATTGCTCCAACCGCAATCAATCCAGCAATAATTTTTCCTTTGTGATTCCAAACACCTTTTCCAGCCTTTTTAAATTTTAATTTAGTTTTTTCCCATAAAGTTAATTGTTTAGGTGTCATTGTATCCTCCAACATTTCCATTTGTGACTTACGTCTTTTTCTGTTTCTACCCTTTGGTGATTTACTCTTTGGTGATGGTGATTTACTCTTTGGTGATGGTGATTTACTCTTTGGTGATAATAAAGCTGGGGCACTTCCACCCAATTGTTGAATATATTTTTTTAATATAAATTGTCCTTTTTTTGTAAAAATAGATATTGATTGTTTTGTTTGAGGATTATAAATTTTATCCATTGTGATATAATTTATAACAATAATTTAAATTTCATTTAAAATAAAAATTAAATTAAATGAAATTAAATTAAACTACAACTAATTCTTTGGAAGCAGATAATTTAGGAGATAAATATTTAATCATATCATAAAAATATTTTGTCCAATCTGCTGACTTTATTATAGGAATTTTAGTAGGTTCAGGTATAGTGAGCCGTTCCGTTCCACTAGGTAAAGTAAGTTGATTTTTTCCTATTTTTGTCCCAGCAATTACCGCACCAGCAGCAATTAGCGCAATAAGTATTTTACCCTTGTGTTCCCATGTTTTTTTACCAGTTTTTTTTAATTGTTTTTTTACTCTCATCCATAAAGTTTTTTGTTCTGAATCAAGTTTTTCTTCTAATTTGTCAATTGATGATTTTCGTCTTTTTTTTTCTTTGTTTGAACCTCCAACCATTGCGACTGCTGTTGATGGTGCACTTAATTGTAATTGACCTGATGCATAAGCAACCAAAGCACCAGTTGCGATTAATCCGGCAACAATTTTTTTTTTATTGTTGGAAACAGCGCCTTTAATTTTTTGCCATGTACTTAATTGTTGTTTTGACATGACAGATACTATATCTCCAAC